CTCTTTTGCTGTTTTAGCTGTTTCGGCATATGCCTTCGCTGATACACCGCAGCCGGTCAGCGTGGTGCCTGTTCCATATGAAAGTCTGCTGTAGATGGTGCTCATTCTGGTCATAGCCCTACCTCCGATTTATTCGGATGGCGCTGTGTGTGATTGAAGGGAATCAGGCAACCGGGCTCTTATGTTCAAGTAAAAATTAAGGATGATTCCCGGTGCCTGAAGATGGTGATCACCACAGCAACGGGGAAGCGTGGTGATCGTTATGATTTTTTCAGTTTTTCCACCTCTTCGGTGGTCTGTATAAACCTGTCTTCCTCCAGTTCTACGCCGATCGCCCGACGGCCAAGTTCTATTGCTGCTTTCACAGTTGAACCAGAGCCCATAAAGAAATCGGCAACGATATCCCCTGGTCTGCTGCTGGCGCTAATGATCTGCTTCAGCATGTCGGCAGGTTTTTCGCATGGATGTTTGCCCGGATAAAACTGAACAGGCTTATGCGTCCATACGTCGGTATACGGAACAAAAGCGGAAACAGAGAAGCAGCGCCGGAGGGTTTTGTATTCCTCCAGCAATTCTGAATACTTGCGGTTTAATGACTGATAGGTAGCTACCAGCTGGTGGTGAGGATGTTCAAGCTTCTGCTGAATGTGCTTATCGATAGCGATCCGCGTGAACAGTTCCTGCAATTTTCTATAGTCCACTTCATTTGGTAGTTGCCATTGGCTTGCACCAAACCAGTGTGACGCCATGTTTTTCTTTCCAGTTGCCTCTGCTATTTCTTTCGAGCTGACACCCAGTGATTCACGGGCATTACGGAAATAATCAATCAGTGGCGTCATAATGTGCTGCTTTAGCTCTGTGCTTTTCCTTTCGTAAACATCCTCTTTACCTGTGTAGGGTCCAAGATAGTGCTCAGCAAACAAAATCCGTTCCGTAGATGGAAAGTACGCACGCAGGCTTTCTTTGTTACAACCATTCCAGCGGCCCGATGGTTTTGCCCAAATGATATGATTCAAAACGTTGAACCGGGCACGCATCATAATCTCTATGTCTGAGGCCAGTCGGTGACCGCAAAACAGGTAGATGCTGCCAGCAGGCTTAAGAACGCGAGCATATTCAGCCAGGCAGCTATCAAGCCAGCGTAAGTAGTCCTCGTCCCCCTTCCATTGGTTGTCCCAGCCGTTGGGCTTCACTTTAAAGTACGGCGGATCCGTAACTATCAGATCAATAGAGTTATCCGGGAGGGCGGCGACGTAATGCAGGCTATCAGCGTTGATTAACTCAACACTGTTTATTTTTACAGTATTTTTCATAGATCAGTAAGCGTAACTCTGATAGGCTCACGTTGCTTTTGCGCTAAAGCAGTGGGCCTTGGTTAGTTTGTGACCTGAAAGCATGAGCTGATGGCTGGCCGGGTGCGCTAACACCCACCAGCCGCCCATTTCCACAGCGGAATACCCCTATAAACAGAGGCAAGAAATTTCAGTATTAGTCGGTAATGGTTTCTACCAAACTGAAGATTGCCTGGCGTTTTCTCTTTATTAACTCGAAGCAGAGAATTGCACCATCACCTTGTAACTTTCCTATATCTTTCCCAGTTCCGTCTCCATTAAATGTACAGTCACCAATAGCAATAATACATTCTTGGAGCTTTTTTTCTTCGGGAATTTCAAGATTAAGATAAGAGAATAATAAAATTCTAGTTTGCAAAAACTTACTACTGTAGGTCATTATATTTTCATGTGCTACATTGCGATTCTTAATTGCATCATCATCCAATTGACCACTATAATTTTTAAAGTCGCATTGGTTTCTATAAAGTAATGAAGTGATATCTAAATAGCTAACATAAGTTTCTCTTAATGCCTTGCAATCCTCTTTCATTAATTCAACTTCAGTAGCAAGTTGTGTATTAATTTTTAACGTATTAATTTGTTGCTTTATTCCCAGTTCAAATTGCTCACTTTGCCTGTGTAAGCTCGTTTTGAATTGCTTATAAGAAACTACCATCGCAATACCCGCTATCACTGCAGGGGCTAATGTAATTAATAAATCGCCAAACATCGTAAACAAATTTTTGTCGTTGTCGATTTTGACAGTTACAACGTTTTCGAGAGGATTAAGCACTTCCAGTAAATGAATTATATCCATGACAACTCACCTATAGAAAGAAAGCTATCATAACAGAAAACCCCGCCGCAGCGAGGTTAGAAAGCGTTTTAAGTCCGTGTCTAAGTGACCACTCTTAACACCTTATATCAAAAAATGCGGACCGCACTAGTGCTTTTTTGATGATTTTCCACACATACAACCAGATCCATCTCAAGGGGGATATCCAGCATAGACAGACACCCTTCAACGAACCCTTCCGCCAGTTGCATTTCAATGCGAATCTGCTTTTCGCTCTTCTTGCGCTGATGGGCCATTTTTCGCTTTGATACCCCGTAGATGTAATGGACAACTAGCAGCTGATAGTCATACGGGCGTTTCTTGTTAAGGCGTGCCATGCAGCCCTCGATAATAAGCCCATCATTATCCGTACATGCAATCCGTGTTTTACTCGTTTGTGGCAACAGACCTTTAAATCCGGCCGCAATAGGTGAGTAGTCAATATTGCAGGAATCGCTTGCAGCCCACGCACCCCATAAATCTAAAACTTTCTGCATATCACGCATTATTTTTCTCCATACACTTAAGCTTTCGCAATTACGCCGATCGCCAGCGCCCGATCCATAAAACGCAGTAGCAGCTCAAGCTGCGTACCATGCTTCTGCTCGAATGCCGGTACATCGGCGTGTAACTCGTCGTGGCACTCTCTGCACAGAGGGATCACGAAGAGGTCATGGGCTTTTGTTGCTGTTCCCCCCATACCGTGCCCTACGATATGGTGCGGATCATCTGCTGGCCGTCGGCAACACTCACAGGGTTGTGTTTTAACCCAGCGGGTGTACGTCTCATTTATCCAGCGGCGTCGCTTTGGCCTGAGCATGAAAGATTCTGGAGACTCCGGATCAACAGAGAGCGTGAGGATCTTCTTCGCCTTCTCCTGCACGAGGCTGGTTGCAGACGCTGAAGGCACAATGTCGCTTTCCCTCATGACAGAGCGGATCTTCTCATCCGGAAGGCGCAGCCCTTTGTGCGCAACACTTTCCGGAATAACATCAGCCAGGTCGTTTCTGACCATCCACCAGCACAGTTCCGGAAGCGTCAGGATATGCGACTCGGGAAAACCAGAATCACGCCGAATGACTTCCAGAATCCAGGATACCAGGTTTCCTGCCGCTATACCTGCAAGCTGTTCGGTATGCTGCCCCGACAAAGTGTGATCGCAATGCCAGCACAGGCGAATACTTCCTGGTGGGTGCCGCATTGTTGTGAAGTTCTTGTCGTGCCACGATGAATGTGGCCACTGGCATTCAAACCGATTACTCACCCATTGCTCAAGGGAAGCAAGCCCACCGGCACGCTGAATAACCCGATCATTCCCGAAGACCTGCCGCATTACCGGATCATCAGCCAGCGGCTGAATGGCGGCGGGAACAGCTCCTGTACTGAATGACGCCATTTCTTCTGGTTCAGGCTCGAGCAGAACGCGACCGCGCATAAAGAGGTGCATCAGTTCCGCGCCGGGACGAAACAACACAATCCCCATGCGATGGGCGACTTCAGGAGTTAACAAAGCCCTCACGCCGCCTGCCCCCCTGCAATATGTTCAGCCCACAAACCACCAATCCAGCGTACTCCCTTGGCAGTGAAACGCGTCTGGCTGAATGCGTGATTGGATGTGCTCGATGTTCCCGTCTTAACTTCAAATCTTCCCGCGGAACTGTGCTGCGCCATGGGGGTAAGTGTGCCGCCGAGGCGATACAGGATATTGCGTTCAATAAGGAACAGACGAAACTCAGTTTCTTTTGCGTTAAGCAATTTGGCTACCTGCCGGAATGACATGGAGCCTTTTGCAGAGCAATAACGATCAACAAACTCCACTTTTGGCGCCGCGGCTGCCAGCTGGATCGTCAGTTGCTCTTTCTGCTCGGCTAAATCAGCAGCCAGGCGAAGCGCTTCCGGTAATGAGCGGGGAACACTGACACTCTGCCCTTCTTCCAGTTCCTGCCAGCGATCGACGACCGCGGCGGTAAATTCAGGTGATAATCTGGCAACAATCACCAGAGAGTCGCGTTTGTTAAAACGATACTCCTGGTAAACATTACCGTTATGCTCAAAATCGAACTGCGCCAACGGCGCGGTTAAAATTCCCGCAGCAACAAGACGCTCAGCCGAGCGTTTCACGTCACTGTGTTTACTCTGAACCAGATCCGCAATATCACGGCTGGACATTGTTACTACACCATTCACACTTAACTGGCTCATACTTTTCTCCATATCAGGCGGCTGCACCCGCCGGTTCATATCTGCTGATCGTTATCTCTACCCGACCTTTCGGCACTACGGGTCCCCATTCCACCAGCATGCGCTTAATCTGGCTGTCGTCTTCCCAGACACCCGCATGCGTCAGCGCGTCAAACAGGGCTTTGTTGTAATTATCGATATCCCGGCGGCGCGCATCCGGCGGGTACAGAGTGATTTCTACCGCTGCCAGTTCAGTCGATGGCTTCGGGAGACGTCGTAATTGCTCAATGATCGCCACGCAGGCAGCGCTCTGGTATTTACGGCCATCAGCGCTAATGAGGTGACGACCAGCCAGCGGCCCCTTGTTAGGGGCGCGCCAGTAAGTGTTCACGCTCGGAGGGAACGGGAGCACAAGTTTCATGCCACCTCCTGCTGTTGCACTGCACAAAGTTCCGGAAGATTTGCCTCCACCAGCGCCCGGGCGAATGGTGGTGGTACCGCATTACCGCAGCGGGCTACCTGCTTATCTTTTGCATAGCGATTTCCACGGTAGTCCTGATCAATAACGTATCCATCGGGGAAGCCCTGCGCTTTGTAGAGTTCATGCGGCTGCAACATGCGCATTCCGATATCAACGATCTGGTATTTCACCCCATCGATAGTTACCAGCCATTCATCGTCACTTTCCCCGCAGTACGTCTCGAGAAATGTGCGTACCTCACCCACGTGCTGGCCACCAGCGGTGATTGTTGGCATGGGCACATCTAGGCGTTGCCCGTCGCGGCATGTTCCACGCAGTTTCACCAGATGAGAGGCAACTACTGCATGATGGTCGACAGTGGTCACTGAGTGCGCGGGTTCATCCATACTGACACCCGGCCCCGTATAGTTACCGCCGTAGTGTTTAGCCAGGAACGCGCTCACCGTCGCGAATTTATTTCCACCTGCAGTAACGGTCCCCAGCGGGTTATCCAGCCGCAGCACACGCGGTTCTTGTCCAGGTCGTTCGCCATAACCCATCTGGATCAGCGTAGGCGTTACCAGTTGAGATTTACCGCCACCGCCAGCAGTGATGGTTGCGCTCGGTTCGTCTGCGCGGTGTCCGACGCTGGCCCCAAACTGCCGGGCTATCACTGGCGCAACAAGACAGGCGCGGGATTGCTTCAGAATGGTATGAGCAGGTTTATCCAGCGGGCGCGGTTTAGCCTGGTATTCACTACCACCATTACCCGCCAGGAATGGCGTCAGTGCAGCCTCAACAATCCCGAGTGCATGCCCATTCCCACCTGGACGTTTTGATGTGCCAGCGGTTACCGTCGGGACAGGTTCGGTAACTGGCTGCCCGGTTGCGCCAGTGCGGAATTTTGTCAGGTGTGGAACGGCTAACGCGTAGCCGAGTTTTTTAGTAATGGTCTGTAAAGGCTCATTCAGCGACTGCCCGCGAAAAGCGTCATACGAATTTTTTGAGCTTGTGTGGTTACACTTCACGATAAACGGCGACGCACTTTCGATAACAAAGCGCTGTATGCCGCGCGCGATCCGCTTCAGAGTGTTCTCCGCCAGCGGTTTTTTGCGGTCGAAGATGGACAGGGCCGGAACATTCCAGTCGATGCATTCCGCAGCGGTACGCCATGGCTTCAGCCTGCCGCTCTGCACCTCCAGAGACTTAGGATCCCCATGGGTAACAGCAGGCCACTGGATTGGGCAACCATCGCAGCGCATGACCATGAAGAAGCGTTTGCGGATCGTCGGCGCGCCGTAATCACACGCGCGCAGTTCGCGATAATCGACATCATATCCAAGCCCATCCACCAACTGTTGCGCCTGCTCGCTACCTCTTTCAATAGACAGAAACTCACAAACCTCTGACAGTGCCGGGTGATCAGCAGGAATGCCAGTGGACAGCATGCCGACAAATGCATTGAATGTTTCTCCAGTGCGGGCAGGGTCTGGGCGACTATTTCCAGGGTAAACCGGGCCAATAAAATCCGCCACAAGGGCTTCCGGCAAATCAGGTTTAGGCGGGATGTCAATTAACGGTCCCCACGTTTTGAACTCTTCCACGTTCTCCAGCATCATCACGCGCGGTCGCTTCGCCAGTGCCCAACGCAGAACAATCCAGGCAAGACCGCGTATCTCTTTTTTCACAGGCTTTGCGCCTTTGGCCTTCGAGAAATGTCGGCAGTCCGGGCTAAACCATGCCAGGCCGACAGGATTACCGCCAGTGGCGGCTACCGGATCCACGTCAAACACGGATTCGCAGTAATGCAGTGTGTCCGGGTGGTTCGTCTTGTGCATCGCAATGGCGTTTTCGTCGTGGTTGATCGCAATATCCACGCTGCGCCCGATCGCCAGTTCAATACCCGTTGATGCGCCACCGCCACCAGCAAAGTTATCAACGATAATCTCACGCATTGATGGCCCCCTGCATGCTGCTGACCAGTCCACCAGCAGTAGTAATGATTTCGCTGGTTGGCATACGCTCAAGCCACAGCTGGTTAATGTTCGCTTTCAGCTTGTTCTGCTGCGATGCGTCCAGAGAATCCGCCCCCTCAACCTGGTTGAACACCAGACCAACCTCAAGCGGCCAGATACGCGAATCCACATCAGGTAATACTGCTGGCGCTACAATGGGTTCTTCTTGCTCTGGCACCATGGTGGCTGGTGGCTGAACCTTTCCCGCGGCAAATTCGACCAGTGACATAAACGCCTTCCCTTTTTCCTCCAGATCGGTACGGCTGATGTAGCTGAAACGCTCGCCGCGCCAGGTCTTGTCGAACAAAGCGATTGCACCAGCAAAGAAAGCACCTGTGGGTTTCTGCTTATCGTCGGCAGGAACAAACCACACAGGGAGATCGAAACCAATGCGACCGCGAATAAACATGATGTGATCGGCGTCTTCCGGCCACCATGTTTCACTTGTCGCCGCTTTAATGAGGAACACATAACGCCCACCCTTTTCACGCATCTCCATTGTGTGATCCATGATGTGGGTCATGCCGGTGATCGCCTGTTTCTCGTGGTACTGAGAGCGGCTATAGGGTGGATTACCGAATGCGGTCCCGCCGATTGAATCCAGCATTTCCGCCCAATCCTGCACCAGCGCGTTATCTTCGGCGGTGTACCATACCGGGCATTTCGCGTTGTCGTCGTCTGCAAACAAGTCCAAAACTAATGGACCAAATAGCGCGTTGATCCCCCAAAAAAGCAGATCCGGCGTCCGCCACTGATCGCCAACTTCTTTCAGTTGGTGGGCTGGTTTGCTACGTAGTGCCGCCAGCGCCTGGCAATATTTGTTTAACGTCATCCTCTGAACCCCTCTGGAATCGTTGTATCAACCGGACCAAAAGCCATCACATCGCGCTTTTTCGCACCCCAGTCAGCGCGTTTAGGCCGTCCCTTCTGATCCCAGCGGGTAGCGCTTTGCAGATAGCTTTCGAATTTCTTCGGGCCAAACAGCGTTTCCGGCCGCATGTACTGGTACTGCTCGTCGTTCTCGTGCCAGTGCTCATGCTTCAGGTCGATAACGAGTTGCAGGTCTGCAACGCTGTATCCCTCACGCAGTCGGGCGCGGATGTTCTCCAGGGATGTTTTTGATTTCTGATACCGGGATCCGCTGATCTGGTTCAAATGGGACAAAACCAAAATCGCCTGGTCAGTAATCACGACTTCAGGGTCTGGTTGCGCCGCAACCGGACAAGAGGGTTTTGAAGTTACTTGTGGATCTTGTGTTGATTTTACTGACGGATCCCCGCCAGATTCTGACGGGTCAAAACCGCCGTTTTTGCCAGATTTCGACGGGTCAGTTTTTGAGGAGTCAAATTTTGATGCGTCAGATTTTGACGTGTCAGAATCTGACAGTTGAGAAAATGCGGCAGCCTGAAGTTTCGCCACATTCAGGCGGTACACGTTCGACGCATTACGGTTACCATTTCGGCGCTGTGTACGCGTGAGCCAGCCATCTTTTTCAAGCTTAGCAATTGCCGTTCTGATAGTGCTCGGCCCTGCGCCAAGCTGGCGAGCAATAGTTTCAATGGACGGCCAGCACACGCCCTCATCGCTGCTGAAATCAGCGAGGCGAGCCATGATCGCAACACTAGACAACTTCATGCCCGACGCCGCGCAACCATCCCATACGTAGCCGGTTAATTTAGTGCTCATGATCGTCCGTTATCTCCCTGAACTTTTGCCTGAAATGCTCAAGTGGGCTGAAGCATTCGTGTGGATAGCCATCACGCAGGTAGATAACGCGCTGTGTTTCTGGCTCCCAGCGGATAACACGGACAGGCACTCCGCGGTTGTCTTTGAACCTTCGGTTAAGTTCGCGCACAGGCGTTTTGCCCTCCGGTTGTAGACCCCCACAATTGAAACCGCCCTACTGTGGTTACACGGAACCCAGCGGTTTGATAATCTGCGTTCATACCGAAATAACGGAGTACCCGAAACCGGGATCATCCTGAGTTGCGGTAGACGGTTAAAAGCCGTTAAACTGCTCATGCGGATTATTTCTCCATACTCGAAGAGTTGTTCGCCAAGGCGCCCGGAGCTGCACACTCGCGGGCGTCACTCTTTTCTGGCGCACAGAAAATACGGAATAGCAGCGTCAGATGCTCCTGCCACTTAGCCATTACCTGATAACTGTTCTCTTCAATCTGCTCACGTTCTGCCGGATCAATAACCCCGTCAGCGGTTGCCTTACGCAGGTACTGCGAGTGTTTGCCAATCCATTCGATTGACTCCATCAGACGCTGGTTGATGTCGCCGTTATCAAGATCATCTACTTCCACCAGCGGAACGAATACACCACCACTACGGCGGGCTATCGCATCGGTGACATACTTAGTACCGCTCGCATCCTGAAGCACCATCGCCCACTCAAGCGGGAAAATTTGATCACCTTCGTTACGTAGTCGGTTATAGAGTGCATCCGTTGAGAGTTTTCCAGCGCGGTACAGACCAAGCCATTCAGCTGCTTCGGCATACCCACCTGGCATTTCGGCAATCGTTCTTTTGATTGCAGCCACCAGCCAAACTGGTTGCCGCTCTACTTTCCAGTGTTGTTTATCCACGGTTGTCCCCTAATTTCTGTGGTTTTAATCACGCAGCCGAATGACTACGCTTTTCATAAAGGGATTGGTTAACTTTCAAATCACCTTTCGTCAGCGCCTGGATCTCAAATGCCCTCCCCTTTGGGATAACTTCATCCCAGCCCGATACGGATGCGTGGGAGATATTCAGCGCCTTAGCGGTTTTCCCTACGCCACCGAAGTAAGAGATAACGTCATTCTTTTTCATTTTTCCCTCTGGAGTTAGGTCATGCAGCACACAGATAGTAGGATATCTTACATAAACTGGTCAAGCACTCCGACATCAGAAAATGGTAGGATTGCCTACATGAAAATGAATGATCGAATCCGAAGCAGACGAAAAGAGCTGAAGATGACGCAATCCGTCCTGGCAAAGCTTGTCGGGGTAAACCGCGTCACGATCACCGGCTGGGAATCTGGTGACTATAAACCTGGCGGTGAGAACCTTCAGGCGCTTGCGGCTGCTCTTGAAAAGACACCGCAGTGGTTGCTGGAGGGTAAGGATGACGGGAAACAACAACCGCCAACAATGAACCCAGAGCAGAGATTCGGAATTAGATCAGTTCCCGTTTTAACGTGGGTGCAAGCCGGGGAATGGACTGCCAATGGTGGTGCGATAACGGAACGAGACATTCAAGACTGGGTTTACACTTCAGCAGCTGTTTCAGAGAGTGCTTTTGCACTAATAGTCCGCGGTGACTCAATGACTAACCCAAATGGCGCACCAAGCATCCCGGAGGGTTCTCTCGTCGTCGTAGAACCTGACTTTGGAGATGCCAGCCAGGCAAATGGTAAAATTGTCATTGCTCAGCTAATGGGAAGTGACGAAGCTACTATAAAAAAATTCGTCATTGATGGTCCGCTTAAATACCTTGTACCTCTCAATCCCAACTACAGGGTGCTCGAGGTAAACGGCAACTGCCGTTTGGTCGGATTAGTAAGACAAGTGATAATGGATTTATAAGGAAACCGGGTTATCCCGGTTTTTTTTTCACCTCTCAATGTAAGTTATCCGACATTTACCCTTGACCTTTCATTGTAAGTTATCCTACATTAAATAAACAAACAGCGAACAGGCAGGACGCCCACGAAGTAGCCGCCCGGGGCATATGAAGGCCGGGATGATTCGCGGACACATAAAAATTGCATAGGAGTTCACGGTGGACGCAAACGAACTGAAGCACATCATTGCTCTACTGCTGGAAGATGCTAAGCGAGTTCAACAGCTCGAGCCGAATTCCGGGATTGAATCACGCATTCAGCTTGCGCAAACAGCATTAAAAGAGGCCCGGCAGGACATAAATGGAAAGAAGCGCCTCAATGGGGTCGAAATTGTTGAGGCGATTTTAGAGCGAAGGGAAAGAGCGGCACACCTCGATTCAGAACGGCTCGGTAGGGTCACTATTTAATGGATCCAACAACCTTATCGTCCTGAGGTAGGTTTCGCGCTCTTTTTCAGTGATATCAGGCTTTTCAAATAGCGCGCGGAAATGGGCGATAGAACTTTCAAGCTCTTTAGTATGTGGTCCTTCAGCCTCTGTAATAGCAATAGCTAGCCTTGAAATAGCCAACTCAATGGCATCGAGCCTGGAATGATTGAGATAAGTAACATTGCTCATAAAAAATTTCCTTCATGGTTGTAGCGACTTAGAAGGATACCACCGCGCCTGATGTGGTTAAAAGCAGGCCAAAGCAATAACAAGTACTTCCCTGTTCTGGCGGCCCGGTGTTTTCCCGTTTGTCCGCTAACCGCCAGCCTTTTTCAGGGCTCAACATGAAAGCGCGTTCTGTCCCTTAACCTTTATGGTCAGTCGTTAATCCAAAACTACCGGAGCGCGCTTCCAGTTGCGATGTTAGCTTAAAGAGAGCAACGGACTTCTAAGCCGTGGGTCGTAGGAAATTAATCTGCTGAAAGTAGCGGTATACACGGCAGCGGAGAACCGTACGAATATTTGATGTTAAAACCCGGGTGCAGCTGGGTTATATGGAGAATAACGCATGATTCAGATGTTAACTCTTGAAGAATGGGCAACCGATAAATACAGAAGTAATCCACCTAGCGTCTCTACATTGCGCCGTTACGCTAAGCAAAATCTCTTTTCTCCACCAGCAATGAAGCAAGGTAGGCTCTGGAGAGTTAGGGAGGACGCGGAATTGGTTGGAGAACTTGCTGCGCCGGTTATCAAGAAATCTGATTCACCAAAATTGCAAAGGATCCTCAGCGATGGCTGCGAGACCACGTAAAAATAATGTATCAATACCTAATCTCTATCCACTATACAGTCGTAAGGTCAATAAAGTGTATTGGAGGTACAAGCACCCTGTAACGGGGAAATTTCACAGCCTAGGTACTGATGAAGTTGAGGCTAAAGCAATTGCTACTGAAGCGAACGCGAGACTTGCTGAGCAGCGTTCAAGACAGGTACTGGCTATAAGCGATCGAATTGCAACCAGCAAGGGTAAGTCAATTACTACTGTTACTTGGCTTGAGCGATACTGGAAAATTCAGGAGGAAAGATTCGCTTCAGGTGATATCAAGGAGAATACGTATAAACAAAAAGCCAAGCCAATTGCACTTCTGAAAGAACGTGTGGGAATGAAGCTGATATCTTCTGTTGAAGTTAGGGATATTGCTCAAATTCTTGAAGAGTATTTATCTGCCGGCCAACCAAGAATGGCACAAGTTATTCGTTCAGTTCTGATCGATGTATTCAAAGAGGCCCAGCACTACGGTGAAGTGCCTCCAGGCCACAACCCTGCCCTTGCAACTAAACAGCCCAGGCGCAAGATTACCAGACAACGACTAAGTCTCGAAGAGTGGCTGAAGATTTTCGATATCGCAGATAAGAAACATCAGTATATGGGAAATGCTATGCTGCTTGCCCTTGTGACCGGGCAACGTCTTGGGGACATATCCAAAATGAAATTTACCGATATCTGGGATGATCATCTACATATCGAACAGGAAAAAACTGGCAGCAAAATAGCTATTCCTCTTTCTCTTCGCCTTAATGCGATTAACTGGAGTTTGCGTGAAGTGGTAAATCGTTGTCGTGATTATGCGGTTAGCCCTTACCTCGTGCATTTTTTCCGGGCTACATCACAGGCAGAACGTGGATCCCAGGTGAAGGCTAATACTATCACCATGAATTTCAGCAAGGCACGAGACGAGGCTAAGATTGACTGGGGTGATGGTACTCCAGCGACATTTCACGAACAAAGATCGTTATCAGAAAGATTGTATAACGAACAAGGTATAGAAACTCGTAAGCTGTTAGGACATAAGTCCCAAAGACAAACAGATAGATACAATGACGATAGGGGTAAAACCTGGATTAAAGTCACAGTAAAATGAAGTTATTTCAATTTCGTATTGACAACATAACTATCTGAAAAACAATGAGAATAATTTGGATGAATGTTATTATTCCAAATACCAAAGCTAAAGATGCAATGAAATAAGATTTTATATTTGATAAGCACAACAAAGAAAATAGAAGAGTAATGCCAAGCTCAAGAAAAACAACAAAGTAAAAGGCGTAAGTTGCTTTAAAATAACCATACGCCCTAAACTTTCTAATATTATCATTATCAAGGGAAGACAATATGACTATAAGTGCAAAAACTAAAGCCATCATTGCTGTCGCATATGAAGCCATTGCCGCACCTAAACCATCAAGGTGATCAACGAAATTTACACCAGGAAGTATACTGTATCTAAACTTATATATAGCGAATCCCACACCATTAGTCAGTGCTACGAAAAATATTGTAGGAAATGCCTTAGTCATTTTCAGTATCCAGCGGTTCTTAGATCCGCATTGTTGTTAAAATTAGTTTCCATCTGAGTATAAATTGGTGTGTTACCTCTTACGTTCACCAAATCATAGATACAGCCAGAGGCTGCAATATGAAGCTCAACAGCCTGGTCTCCAGCAGCTTGTTTTGCTGCAATTGTCAGATCCCGAATACCCTGAGGCAAATTCGTTAACGTAGGTACTATTGTATCACGAATATTTTTACTTCGCTTAGGTTTGATGACAAGTTCAAAGCTCTCTACATCATCAAATTGAAGCTGTGTGACACCTAAAAAATTGGTTAATTGGCGGGCAGCAAAAAGTGAATTATTCTCCAATCTGACATTTATCTTACCCATGTGAGCAAACTGCAAGGCTTGAGCTGGCGTGACAGTTTTTGATATTGGTTCAAATCTCAGGTTATTGCTATTATTTGAGTTGAAGAAATAATGATCATAGTACGTAGCAAAAGCACCAATTTTTGGCCCGTAGATGGTACTGCTAAATCCAACACATCGTTGTTTGATTACTACATAGGAGGCAAAAGCTATTTCTTCGTTAGCCTGTAGAATAGCAGATATATCTTGGTAATGATGGCTCGCTCTATCGATTGTTTTTATGATATCAGTATTATTGGCTTTTAAAAACATGAATACATCACCACTGATGTGGTGAATAGAATAATATGTGCCATTTATGTTAGCTAATTGATTATTGCTATTAATTAATTGCGTGAAAGCTGCATTCATAGGTAGATGCAAAGCATTACCATTCTGCGGATATAAATCGTATTTAAAATAGTTTGTTCTCATCCGTTATATACTCAAAAATTGCATTCCATGAACCAATACTATTTTACAATATTAAAAAAAACAATGATGTATGCTGGGTTTTGATAACTAGTTTTGATAATATTTTGATAACCGTTCGAAAACTAATAATAAAAACGGGAACCATCAGGCTCCCGTTCTCATACAACCCAGAATGTGGATTACATATTTTCGATAATCGCGTCACCAAACTCTGAGCATTTCAGCAGCTTAGCGCCATCCATCAGACGTTCGAAGTCATAGGTTACGGTCTTGGCGTTGATT